GGCCAACACGCAATTGATGGAAGCCATAGGTCGATGCCATGGAGTGATGCGGCCCACGTCTTATTCGACCATGACGTTGACGGCAGAGAAGGCAGAAGAGTATGCGGCCCGGAAGATCCATAACCCAGCCGTGACCCTGGTAGGCATGACCACCCCAGTGGCGTTGTACAAAAATATTTCCAACATCAACATAGCTGACGGATTCCTGGGACGTTTCGTGATCCATCAATCGAACCAGCCGCGGGTGGTTCATGAAGACAAGGATTTGATAGAGGTGCCGTACATCATCACCAATTGGTGTGAGATGGTGAATGATCGCGCCCACAACGATGGCATGAACGACCTGGCAGCATCTCCGCCGGTCTATGTGACCCTGGCATTCTCCGGTGAGGCACTCGCCATCATAAGAGACTTTAATGTCTGGTGCATTGAGTTATGCAATGAGCTTGAGAATGTAGGCCTGGACGCTCTGCCTGGCCGCGCAAAAGAGATGGCCATGCGCCTGGCCATGATCGTCGCGATCGGCATCGATGCTGACACCACATCCATTGATGCCGAGGCCACGCAATGGGCGGTTGATTACATCAAGTTCGCAACTCAGCAAACGTCGGACCTCTTAAAAATGCGGGTCAGCGGATCCGAGTTCGAAGGTCACAAGAAAGAGATCCTCCAGTCCATACGGGACAGAGGTGAAACTGGAATTACCTATGCGGATGCAACCAAGCGCCCGCCGTTCTCAAAGCACAGGACGAAAGACCTCAAAGAGATCCTTCAGTCGCTCATCGATGGTAACCTGATTGCGCTAGTGGATATGAAAACGGGGCGGCCAGGACGACCGCCCCAGGTCTATGTCGCCATCGACTAGACCCGCCTTGCCAGCCAAATAATTCTTCCAATGATGTTCACTTGATCCAGCAACTCTTCGACATTCGAGTGCCGTTCGTTGTCTGATATAATCCTGATCTTTATGGGATCCGAATTTAAAATATGCTCGAGGCGCTTAACAACCACGCCCAGGCCATCCCAAAGAGCAAAGAGGCCAGGCGGGGTTGGTGATTTCTGAGAGCAGTCCACCATGACTTTGTCGCCGGTCGTCAAGGTCGGTTCCATACTGTCGCCCTGGACCTCGATTAATCTCGCGTTCTTTCCATCCACCCTCAACTCTTGCAGAGCATAGCCGTTCGGAAATCCCCAGATGTCTCGAAGGTCTTCCACCTCCGTTGTGTATCCGTTGCTATCAGTTTGATTTACCATTTGTGCTACTCCACCGCCGCCAAGACCGGCCCGGATGTCCACCTCCGGTATCGCCGTGAACTCTTGTTGTAGGTAGCTTGCTTGATCCGTTGAGATTTGTCCATCTTCTGTGTCACCAAGTTGGTGATTTGTAGACGAGTGCTTCGCCGGGACTACATCGCCGCCCGCATTCTGGATTACCTCATCTGACGAGACATTTAAAAACCGGGCGATGATTCCGATCTCTTCGATGTCGATTTTTCTTTCGCCTTTCAACAAACGCGAGATGGTGCCTCGATCTCCCGACCTCCCAGCACCCGCCATCGCTCTGGCCAGATCTGCTTGTGTCTTCTTAGCCGCATGCAGCCGGTCGCGGAACCACTCCTCTTGAAACTCCATTGAACTTCCCTTTGTTGATTATGTGTCAATTTGACATGCTTATTTTTTTTCAACATAGGCCCTTGAAACCTCTATTGCAAGTTGATATATAATCAACATCGTTGAACTTAACCTAACTAACTTAATGGAGATGATATGAACTATACCCCTGTTCCCGTCCGAGACCTGTCGGACACCACCCCAGAAAAATTAGCAACTGAACTCACGGTCGAAGAACTGGCCGGGATCGATGCTCAACTCCGCGCTGACAAAGCGGAACTGGACAAACGCCGCGCCACATTCGAAGCGGTTCTCAACGAAAAATTCGAAGGTCAAATCGGCTCGGACCTCGGGACCACCAGGATCGAGGATGGTCACTATGACGTGGTGGTGACCACCCCTAAGAAGGTGAAGTGGGATGCCGACCTTGTTGAGGAAATCGAAACGCTGTTGAGAGATCAGTGGCAAGAAGATCCTTCGGACTACATCGTAACTAAGCGAACCGTTGAGGAAAATAAATACAAGGCCTGGCCCAAGACCATCCAGGAACTCTTCAACCCAGCCCGCACAGTCAGTGCCGGTAAGCGCCAATTCAAATTCGAGGAGCAACATTAATGGCAGTTGATCTCAGCAGCGTGATGACCGGCGCGGTAAACGAACCGCCCCGGATCGTCCTCCAAGGCGTCCAGGGGATTGGCAAATCCACCCTGGCCGCAGCGGCCCCCTCGCCCATCTTCATTCAAACGGAAGATGGCTTGGGTATGCTCGACGTGCCGCACTTCCCCCTGGCCGAAACCTATCAAGACGTGATCGACGCCATGTCATCACTCGCCACCCAGGACCACGACTATCAAACCCTAGTGGTGGACAGTCTGGATTGGCTCGAGCCTCTGATCCATCGGCATGTCTGCGCCCAGAACAATTGGGCTACGATTGACGAGGCGGGCTACGGCAAAGGCTATACAGCTGCCGGAGAGATCTGGTCCGAGTTCATCGATGCGCTCAACTACATCCGGGCGACAAAAAAGATGACCGTGATCCTCACGGCGCACGTCCAGATTAAACGTCACGACAACCCAGCAACGGATCCATACGACCGATATACCATCAAGCTTCACAAGAATGCCGGGAATAAAATGGTCGAGTATGCGGACTGCGTTCTATTCGCCAACTACCGCATATCGACTACCCAGACCGAAGGTGGGTTCAATCAAAAGAAAACCCGCGCCATCGGATCAGGTGAACGGATCCTGTTCACCGAAGAGCGACCTTCGCACATTGCCAAGAACCGCTTCAACATGCCGCCCGAGCTTTCCCTCGATTGGAAGACCCTGGCGTCACACATCCCTTATCTATCTGCACCCACCCCAACCAAAACCAAATTGAAGGAGATTGCATAATGGTTGCATTACCCCAAAGCTTCAATCCAGAGGCACACACGGCCTCGGAGCCGACGTATCAAGATCGCCCGGCGTTACCCGCTGGCAATTACAATGTCATGATCACCAAAGAGTTCATGGCGGCCAGCCAGAATGGCGTGAACGTCGAACACACCGTCATGGATGGCCCCCATGAGGGACGCACAGTCCTACATTGGTTGGGGTTCTTCCATGACGATCCCAAACCGATAGCCCTCGCCTGGGATGCGCTTCAGCAGATGTGCCAAGCCGTTGGCGTGGCGGGCGTGGTTGCTGATTGTAATATCCTTGTCGGCAAGACATGCCAGATCTCGGTCATCGTCCAGACGAAAGACCCGACCCGCAACAACATCAAAGCCTGGTCCCCTATCGAGGGTGCAGCCGCACCAGCACCGGCCCCGGCAGCTGAGATGCCGTCGCCCGCTGCTATCCAGCAAGCAGTGCCTGACACCGCACCCTGGAAGAAGCCAGGAGCAGCTGCCTAATGTGCAGCAATTGCCATGGTAATCACTACATCCGCAGTTCGGACGGTTCCGTAAGGAACTGCCCGGCCTGTGTGGTGCCAGAAAAGAACCCCCCTCATGGTAAAGCTTCCAGAACGAAAGGTTGACCCCACCCTTGCGGCAGTTGACGCGGCCCTCGAGGCCCGTCAACACCGTGAGCGGCGGCGGGGATACTTGGGCATGTCTGCCATCGGCAACCCCTGTGCCAGGCAGCTATGGTACTCATTCCGATGGGCATGCCTGGTCTTCTTCAAAGCAGCCACGCTGAAATTATTCCACGACGGCCATACGGACGAAGACACGATGGCCGAACGGCTCCGCATGGTCATGGGCCTGACGCTGATCACAGAGGATCCCGAGACCGGGCGCCAAATGGGCTACTCCGATTTCGGGGGACACTTCAGAGGTCACCAGGACGGACATATCGAAGGTCTCTTACAGGCGCCGAAAACACCCCATGTCTGGGAACATAAGTCATCCGCAAAACAGAAAGACCTACAAAAGCACGTCAATAAGCTTGGCGAAAAGAATGCGCTCAAAGCTTGGAACGAAACGTACTACGCCCAGCATATCCTCTACATGGACTATGGCGGATATGACCGAGGCTACCTCACATGCTCCACGCCAGGCGGACGGGAGACAATCGCCATCAGGACGGAGTCCAACCCAACCCACGCCGAGCAGCTGAAGCGCAAAGCAGAGAAGATCATCTTCTCTGATAACCCACCGGACAAGATCCGGGATGACGAGACCTATTACATTTGCCGTTGGTGCGACTACTCGGAGATCTGCCACCAGGGAGCGGCAGCGGATCGCAATTGCCGCACATGCACCTGGTCAACCGTAGGCCGACAAGGCGGATGGATGTGTGCCAGGCATAACGAAAAGCTCGACCAGGAACAGCAAGAGGCGGGCTGCTATGACCATCGATGGAACCCGGCATTCGTTCCGGGTGACCTGGTGGACTTCGATAAACAAAAAAACACTCTCACCTATGAGATCGATGGCCAGAGGTGGACCGATGGACATTGAACTAACCCAGCTTGAGATGCAGTTCGCTTGCCTGGCAGCCCTCGGGCGCCACGACATGGCCCGCCAGAAGGGCCGTCCCGATATGAAGATCGGCCCCCAGGCCGCATTCACGACTGACCTGGTGGGCATCCTTGGTGAGCTTGCCGTGGCTAAGTACTTTCAAGTCTACCCGGATATTTCCTGGAGCCAGGAGACAACGACCGGCGAGGCGGACATGATTGTCAATGATGCCAGGATCGACGTGAAGACCACCGACCTCGAAGGTGGCCACCTCATTGTCCGCCAGGAACATAAGGATCACGACATCGACTGCTACATCCTGGCCATCGCCAGCTTAAAACGCATGCCAACAGTACGCCTGGCGGGCTGGGCAATCCCAGAAGAAATGTTCCGCGACGAACGGCTTACCGATTTCGGCCACGCCGTTTCTTATGCCATGACCCAGGAAGAGTTGAACCCCCTCGATGTCATTTGAACTCCGCCCCTATCAGGTCGATGCTGTAGATTCGATCTACAAATATTTCATGTCGAACAGTGGCAACCCGCTGATCGTCATGCCCACCGGCACGGGCAAGTCTATCGTCATCGATGAGTTCATCAGCCGGGCGCTGCGCGACTATCCCGAAACCAGGATCCTATCACTGGTCCACGTCAGAGAGTTGATCCATCAAAACCACAAGGCTCTGATCAAGATGTGGCCGGATGCCCCCGCCGGGATCTACTCCGCTGGCCTGGGCAAGCGGGACAAGCATGCTCAAATTCTCTTCGCTCAGATCCAGTCGGTCTATAAAAAGATCAATCAGTTTGATCCTTTCGATCTTGTCCTGATCGATGAGGCTCATCTCATTCCGCGCAACTCCGACACAATGTATGGCGCCGCCATCAAGGCGCTGCGCGACAGCAACCCTAACATCAAAATGGTTGGCTTTACCGCCACGCCGTTCCGCAAAGACAGTGGCATGCTGCACCAGGGTGATGAGGCACTGTTCTCAGACATCTGCTATGAGTGTGATATTGGTTACATGATCGCCCAAGGATACTTGACCGAGGTGGTGCCGAAGGTGACCAGCGTCCAGCTGGACGTGACCGGCGTCGAGAAACAAGGTGGCGACTTCGTTCTGAGCCAGCTAGAGGCTGCCGTCAATCGGTTGGACATTACGGAACAGGCCGTCCAGGAGATCGTGACGAAAGGCAAAGACCGTGGATCGTGGCTGTGCTTCTGCTCCGGGGTAAAGCATGCTTTGGCTGTGGCCGAGGCCATCCGAAGCCATGGGATTGATTGCGAAACCGTGACTGGCGAGACGCCCACCAAAGAGCGGGACCGGATCCTCAATGACTTCAAGACCGGCAAGCTTAGGGCCATCACAAATGCCAACGTCCTGACCACCGGCTTCGACGCACCAGGCGTGGATCTCATTGCCATGCTGCGTCCTACAGCATCTACCGGGCTGCACGTCCAGATGATTGGACGTGGCACCCGCCTGGCCGAGGGCAAGGAAGATTGTCTGGTCCTCGACTTCGCTGGTAATACGGGGCGCCACGGCCCCCTCGACCGGCTTAACATCAAGAAGCCAGGCAAGGGTGGCGATGGGGATGCCCCCGTAAAGGAATGCCCGCAATGCTGGACCTATGTCCATGCCTCGATACGGATCTGTCCGCATTGCGATTACATATTCCCGCCGCCGGAAGTGAAGATCACCCGCCGCAGCCAGGATGATGCGCTGCTCACCTCACAGATCGAAGAGCGGTTTGTGGACGTGAGCCGCTGCGAATACAAACCGCACACCTCAAAGAAATCAGGATCGCGCACGATGCGTGTCGATTACTGGTGCGGCAACATGAAGCACAGTGAGTATGTCTGCTTCGACCATGAGGGCTTCCCCCGCACCAAGGCAGAACAGTGGTTCAAGAAGCGGCTCCCAGGCCACCCCGTCCCTGCCAGTGTCGATGAGGCATTGGATTGTAGCTACCCGACACCGAAGCAGATCGCGGTTATCCCCGAGGGTCAATACACCCGCATCTCGAAGGTAAAATTCTGATGGCGGACATGATCAAGCGGCCACCTCACTATAACCAAGGCGGGATCGAGACCTGGGATTACATCATCTCCAACGGCTTCGAGTATGCCCCCGGCAACGTCATCAAATATGTGAGCCGGTACAAAAAGAAGGGCAAGCCCCTCGAGGATCTCCGAAAGGCTCAGGCCTACCTGGAAAAAATTATAAGCGCAGAGGAAACCAAAAATGAAATCACCCAACAGGCTACCGGCAGAGACCGTGATGATCACAGTGGGCCAGGATCCGAACGACGAGCAATCCCGTGGTCACTCATTAAAAGTATCCCTCGCCTACGACCCTGACACCCAGGCGCTGCGCGAGGTGATCTTTGTTGAACGTACCAAGACCGGCACCGGGCTGCATGAATTACTGGCCGAGTTGGGGATCAAACTATCCAGGGCCATCCAGGGCCGGGATCCCGAGGACGGCAGTGAGCGGTTTGTGTGATGTCTGCCACCGGGAAGCCAGAGGGTTCGGTTTTAAAAAAGGCAGGGCAGATTGGAAGGCATGCTCCATGGAGCATTTGGAAATTCTATCAACACTAGGGAGAAAGAATATCATGATCGATCCGACACCAAACGAAATCACGGCAACTCTCGAAGGTGGAAATGCCGGTGGAGAATATCTTACCAGCATCGGCATCACCGACATGTTGCAGCTGAATGAAGAGCAGTGGCAACAGTTCTTGCTCTGCATCACTGGAGGGTACTGCGACAAGATGGCTGAGTATAACCAGGTGCCATTCTGATGTACTTCGCAATCCTAAGCATAGGCAGCGCCATCCTGAGCGCCACTGTCATTGGGGTGCTGATCGCCTGGTTTCTGTTCGCGAGACAATGATACCGGCACAAGACTGTCCTTGGTGTGGCCAGTACAGCACCAAGTTTATTTACGTCCATGGACATGTGGCCTGTCCAGTATGCAAGCGGAGCATTTCAGATTGTTGCAGCGGAGAACAAGAAGATGACACCACTAGGATTGAGCCGGAGCCAGGCGGCTGAATACATCGGCGTAGGCCTAACCAAGTTCGATGAACTGGTCCGCACAGGCCAAATGCCCAAGCCTAAAAAGATTGGCTCGAGGACGCTGTATGATCGACGGCTGCTCGAGGCCAGTTTTGACGAACTGGATTCCGATGATGTAAACCCCTGGGATGAGATTCGAAGTGAAATACGTCCAGCGCGAATTTGATAGGCACGGGAACGAGCGATTGTACTATCGCCCACCAGGTGGAGAGCGGCCTCGGAAAAGATTACGCGGCCCAGCTGGATCTCCTGAGTTCTGGCATGATTACAATGAAGCCAAAGGCAGGGCGGGGTATCAATGCGACCACACTTACACAATGGCCTGGCTGGTAACTAAATACTTAGACAGCACAGAGTTTAAGACGAAGGTGAAATCAGCTATTGGAATTAAGGCCCGCCGCAATCTTTTAAATAATTTTTGCAAAGAGCATGGCAAGAAGCCGTTTAACAAACTTACCGCCCAAAACCTTAGAGACATTCGAGACATTGCGGCTGGGCCAGATGTAGAGACACCCCATGCCTGGAACAACCTCAAGAAAGCATTATCCGCTGTATTCGAATACGCCCTCGAGCATGACCTGGTGACTGCCAACCCGGTAAAGGCCGTGAAGAAGCTACCGACTAACAACCCAGATGGCCATCATACCTGGAGCCAAGCCGAGGTGGAGCAGTTCCGCGACCGACATCCAATCGGATCTCGGCAACGACTGGCGTTAGAGATAACACTAAACCTAGGCCAGAGACGATCAGATGTTGTGAGGATAGGACGGCAACATATTCGGGATGGCCTGGTCTACATTCGCCAGCAAAAAACCAAGACCGAATTGATCGTACCCATGACACGCCAGTTACAAGAGTGCTTGCCCCAAGCCGGGGATCTAACCCTTTTGATTACAGAGTGGGGCAAGCCATTCACGGCGGCTGGGTTCGGTAATTTTTTCCGAAAGGCATGTGACGATGCCGGGCTGCCGCACTGCTCTGCGCATGGATTACGCAAGGCGTGTGCCACCGCTCTGGCGGAAGCCGGTGCAACATCGAAGGAAATTATGTCAGTTGGCGGGTGGAAAAATCTGCAAGACGTGCAAATCTACATCGAAAAAGCAGAGCAAAAACGGTTGGCTGAACGTGCCATTTCCAAGTTCGAGCGAGAACAAAAATGATACAGATCCGCCCTCACTTTTGCTTGATCCGCCCTCACTTTTATATTAAGTGTTATAAATCAACATCTTACAGAGGGGGTGGTGACCCCTACGGGATCACAACAATTCAATAATTTCAATGACTTAGAAAAAAAGTGAGGGCGAAACACCTTCGCAGAACTCCGTAGAGCTTCGTTTACTCGCCCTCACTTTTTAGGGAGCAATTAATGTTTGAATTAATTCAATGGATCATCATGCTATTCGTTAGCTAATGAGGGACACCAATGGAAAATAAAAAATTAGGATTACTCGACCAGTCCATCGAAGAATTTGAAGGCGAAGAGACCGCCGAGCTATTCTTCCTCAAAGATTTCCAAGACACTGAAGGCACATCATTTAAGGAAGCCAGTGATTTCAGAAGGGACTATCCGAATTTTGAGCAACTTGTGCGGACTGATGATGAGGTGCGAGTACGACTGAAGCAGGGCTTGGCCTGGTCTAAATTCATGTTGTCGGTGCTAACCAATCGCGTGGACAAGGATCCAGTGCGTCATTTCTTCATGCGCTCCGCCACCCATCGCGTCCTATTCTATGTCTTATTCGTAAGCTTCCTCGATCAAACTTTACACGCATCCAGTCGCAAAAATTCTAAGCGCCCCAGCGATTCCATTGGCGCTTCCGTGGCGAAAGTTGAGGAATTAATGGCCTTGGCCGAAGGTGAATCACCATCAACTATAAAGCGAATAATTGCCGAGGCAGTAAAGTTTCGGATTATTCGAAAATCAGCCTGGCGTTTCGACAAAAGAAAGATTGCCCTGTGGCTTGTCCCAGAAAGCATGGAAAATTATCTGACCACAGTTCTCGAAGGTTTCATGGGGAGTGCGTCCCTTGGGTTACCAAAGGCCCGCCGAGATCTTCTTGAAGCCATGGAAAACAATCCAAATTTTATCGAAGATGTTCGGGAGAAAATTAAGGAAGCGATCCTGGCAGACCAAGAAAAACACTTGTCAAATTGAAAGTATAATCTCGTTAATAATCCATTAATATATATCCCAAATTCAACGGGGTAAAAAAATGGAACACCTTAATGACGCCCAGGTTAGGGCATTGCGGCGAGGGCTGCTTGC